TGCGTAGGGTGTGGAGTAAGACAAAAAGAGCAAACACAAGCAAAAAGCTGGATGGTAGCACTACTACTATCATTATTTCTAGGGGGCTGGGGAATTGATAGATTTTATCTAGGATACGGAGGACTAGGATTACTAAAACTACTCACATTCGGTGGACTAGGAATATGGAGCATAATAGACTTTATCTTAATAGCATTAAACAAACTCCCAGATGCAAATGGGAATAAGTTGAGCATAATAGACTTTATCTTAATAGCATTAAACAAACTCCCAGATGCAAATGGGAATAAGTTAGCTAAGTAAAAATGGCAAGACCAACGAAATATACAAAAGAACTAGCAGATAATATATGCTCAAGAATAGCAGAAGGAGAGAGTGTTAGAAGTATTGTAAAAGACAAAGAGATGCCAAGTGCTTCTACTATTTTCAGGTGGCTTTTAGATGAAGAAAAAAAAGCGTTTTGGGAGCAATACGAAAAAGCTAGGAATATACAATCAGAGTTAATGTTTGAGGAACTTATAGAAATAGCAGATGATGGGACAAATGATTACATAGAAAGAGAAACAGAAAAAGGTAATATAGTTGAAACACTAAACAGCGAACACATACAACGCTCAAGATTAAGAGTAGATACTCGGAAGTGGTATTTATCAAAAGTATTACCAAAGAAGTTCGGAGATAAAATGGACTTCACAAGTAGTGGAGAAAAAATAGAATCATTAACCTTTAATGTAGTAAATGCACCTAGAAATAAAGACAACACCAGTATTCCCGAAGCTACAGAAAGCACAGACGAGGATAGTTCTTAGTGTAGGTTCTTCAAGGAGTAGTAAAACATATTCAACACTACAACTTCTTATAGGACTAGCACTACAAGAACCCGGAATATACTCAGTAGTAAGAAAAACACTACCAGCATTGCGTTCTTCTGCTTATAGGGATTTTTTAGAGATACTTAAAAAGAATGGAATATATAATCCAAACAACCACAACAAATCAGAGTTAATTTATGGGATAGGGAACAGCGAGATAGAGTTCTTTTCAATAGACCAATGGGAGAAAGTAAAGGGTAGAAAGCGTAAAGATTTATTTATAAACGAGGCAAACGAGCTAAGCTACGATGACTTCGTACAGTTATCGCTTAGAACAACAGGGCAGATATTTATGGACTTAAACCCTTCTCACGATCAATACCATTGGATAGAAACAAAAATAAAACCAAGAAACGATGTAACCACCATACACAGCACTTACAAAGACAACTCCTTTTTAGACCAGAACAGTATCAACGAAATAGAAAGACTACGAAACACAGACCAGAACTTATGGAGAATATATGGACTAGGGGAAATGGGAATGATAGAAAACCTAGTATATAATCACTGGCAGTTATGCGATAAATTACCAGAGGGAGAGAATGTAATGGGATTAGATTTTGGCTATAATAGCCCAACAGCTTTAATAGATGTAGTGATAAAAGATGACGATATTTATGTTAAAGAGAGAATATATCAAACACGACTCACAATAGGAGAGTTGATAGACAATATGAAAGCGATAGAGATACCAAAGACAAAGATAATCTACGCAGACAGCGAAGATCCTTCAAATATAAGAGATTTACAACAGGCAGGGTTTAATGTTTACCCAGCAAATAAAGGAAAAGACTCAGTAAAGAATGGAATAGATAAAATCAAAGCACGAGGGTTTTATATAACAAAAGATTCGCCCAACACACAAAAAGAAGTAAGGGCATATAAATGGAAAGAAAAAGATAGAGAACCAACAGATGAGCCAGTAAAGTTTAATGATCACGCCTTGGATAGTATAAGATATGCAGTATATTCACATCTTAATAAAGAGTTTATAGGATTTTTATAATGAACGAAGAAAAAAAGAAACAAATTATACGATTTATAGAAGAAGAACTTGAACGAGTACACTACGGAAAGCTTTATGTAGAGATAACCGTAACCAAAGGAGAAGCAGTAAATATACAAGGCGAAACCAAAAAGAGTAAGCGTCTTGCAAATAACTAGAAAATCGTTTATAATTATATAATAGACTAACTAAATACAAAGAACGGGAAAAACCCGCACAGTAATATAAGCTGTTCGGGTATTTTTTAATATATGAGTATAATAAACAACTTATTCAAAGGAAAAGAAAAAGGGATAGGGTTATTTCCATTCTTCCCATACAAACCAAAGGCAGGTAGAATATCAAACGCTAATACTTTCTATGATAGATCCGTCTATTTTGCAAAAGCATTAGATAAAAGGGCTTCGGTTGTTTCAAGTATAGAGCTTTATGCACTTAAACCAAACGGAGAGATAGACGAAGAAACACAAAAACTACTAGACGAGCCAAGCGATTTACTTACAGGAGATGATTTAGGGTTCTTAATGCAACTATACTACGACTTGTATGGTGCTTATTACCTCTACAAAGAAACAGAAAAGGGCAAGGTGGTAAAACTACACCTACTAGACCCGACAAGAATAGAGATGAAGTTTGATTTAGAGGGTAATCTCGCATACTTCCAAGATAAAAATAAAAAAACACAAAGCTATACACCAGACGAGATAATTTTTGAGTACAGACCAAATCCTAACGATATTAAAGAACCAGTAGGAATACTAAACGAAGGTGCAAGAGATGTATTGAGGACAGAGATAGAGCTTAGAGAATACCAAAAGAAAATTGCAGGAAGTGGGGGAAGAATAAATGGAGTGTTTAGTTTTGATACAGAGAAGGGATTATCCAAAGAGCAAATAACACAACTAAAAGAAGCATACGCAAAACAAATTGAAGAAGCGAGAGATAGTGATGCAGGGCAGATGCCATTCTTCTTAGGTGGAAAGGCGTCTTTTATGGATCTAAACCGTTCGCCACAAGAGATACAATACTTACAATCACAACAAGCAGTATTAGAGGAAGTATCAACTATTACAGGTGTTCCAAAAACAATACTATCTTCTTTTGATGACATAAAATTCTCAAACGCAGAAGAAGCGAGAAAGACATTCTTAGCAGAAACGATTAAGCCAATAGTAAGAAAAAGGATAGCAACACTTAACCAATACCTTGCACCAGAAGGAATAGAGATAGTATCAGAAGATATTATCCCAGAAGATATGGAAGAAAAACGCAAAACACTAGAAACAGCGAATAATATAAGTGCATTAACAACCAACGAAAAGAGAGAGGCACTTGGATACGATGAAATGCCTGGACACGATGAGATATTAGCACCAATGGGACTAATGCCATTAAGTAAAGAAAGAAACAATGAGGAATCCACTTAGAGATTACGATACACGCAGAAAGTATTGGCACTTGAAAAACAAGCGTCTTACACAGCACGAGAAGATGATAGAAAGAGTGCTAGTAAAGTACTTTCAAGAACAAAAAGAGCGTATATTAAACAGAATGCCTATCATTAGAAGTAAAATAGCAATAGGCGAGATATTTAACAAAGAAGAAGAAGTAAGAATACTTAGAAGTGTAGCATTCCCAGCACTAGCAGAAGTAATGAAAAGCGAAGCAGGGGAAGTAGGTGGAAGATTTGGGGTAGAGGTAGGATTTTCTTCACAAATGGATAGCTGGTTAAACGAAAGGACAAACTTCTTCACAGAAAGAATAAACGAAACTACTTACAAGCAATTATCAAAAGAACTATCCGAGGGAGTAGCACAAGGGGAAGATTTTAATAAAATAGCAGACAGAATAGATAATAAAATAGACGAAATAAGCAAGGGCAGGGCAAGAACAATAGCGAGAACGGAAACGCACTCTGCACAACAAAAAGCTGGATTTGAAGCGTATAGAGATGTTGGTGTTCCGGAGAAAACTTGGATCGCTACATTTATGAATACTCGTGATTGGCATATAGAGCTAGACGGAGAAACTGTCCCTATTGATAAACCATTTTCAAACGGACTTATGGCACCGGGATTAGATGGTCCAGCAGAAGAAGTTATAAATTGCCAATGCCAGATTTAGCAAACAATTACAAACTAAGTTAAAAATATGTCTAAAAAAGAATATGTAAACATACCAATAAATGTAAAGAGTGCAGGAGAAGATACACTCTGGACAACAATGTCAACAGACGACATTGATAGACACGGAGAAGTAGTCGCACAAAACTGGAACTTAGAGAACTTTATGAACAACCCAGTTGTTCTTAATAGCCACAAATACGATGATACCACAGAGGCAATCGGTCGTATGGAAGCATTAGTACAAAAAGAACACACATTAGAGGGGAAAATAAAGTTTGCAATAAACGAGAACCCAAAAGCAAAGATAGTGTTTGATCTCTACAAAGGAGGTTTCTTAAATGCATTCTCAGTAGGATTTATTCCCGGAGAAGAAGAAAACGAGCTTTTAGAGTTATCTGCTGTTACTATTCCAGCAAATGCACTAGCACTAGCAAAAGCAAAAGGATTTGATACAGGAGAGGAAGAGGTAGATTATAACAACCTTACAGTAGAGCAACTAAAAGAGGTGTTAAAAGAAAAAGGATTAACCACAACAGGTAATAAAAAAGAGCTTGTTGGTAGGTTAGAAGATAACGAGGAGGAAGCAGAGGAAGAAACCGAAGAAGAAACAAAAACACTTGGAGGAAAAACTGTTATTATATCAGATGATATGCCAACTATTACTGACGAAGAAGAAACCTTTGAAGAAACAACCGAAGAAATAAAAGAACTATACACCGAAAAAGCAGGGAGAGTATTATCTGCATCAAGTAAAAAGAAAGTACAATCTGCAATAAACGCACTACAAGAGCTTTTAGAAGCAGATAACAAGTCTTACGAGGAAGAAGATGAAGAAGATGAAGAAGATGCCGTAGAGGAGGAATTTGAGCAAGGAGAGGGGGAAGAAGAACAAGTAGAGAAGATTAAAGTAGGTGCTAACATCAAAAGTGTAATAAAAGCACTACACAAGGAGATAAGCGAAACACACGAGGACAATTTAGCAATCAAGAAGAAGAATATACACAAAGCACTTAGAAATCTAAAAGCGTAGATAAGAGTATCGGTCGGCATTCCCCTTACTCAGGGCTACCATTATAAAGGCATTTAATATAGCAAACAAATGACCAAAGAAGAAATTAAAAACATTGAAGGAGAGGAAGAAGAAGTAGAGGAGGAAGAAGAAGTTGATGAGGAAACCAAAGAACTCGTATCTAAACTCTTTGACAGCAAAGTTAAAGAATTAGAAGCAAGGTTTGAGAAAGACCTTGAAGATGAGAAAGAGAAGATGAAAAAGAAAGCTGGGATCTACAACCCAGAGGTTCAGGAAAAAGAAAATCGTAAGGAGCTTAACAAAAGATTTAAGAACCTTATGAAATCTGTCGCTATGGGTGATTACGCTTCTGCAAAGGAGTATGTTAAGAAAGACCATAGTACATCTGAACCTTCTGAAATCGTAGATACCGAGATTGATTTTGAAATCTTACATCTCGTAGAGGAGTATGGTGTTGCTCGTCAGCTTTTCCGCACACTTCAACTCACTAAGCACGATTACAGAGCAAACGAACTTGACTCTGATGTTACTGCTCACTGGGTAGATGAGGGAAATTCCATCGATGCTTCTAGTATCTCTGTAACAGAAAACACTTTGAGCTTACTTAAGCTTGCTGCGCTCGCTTCATTTACTAACGAATTAGTAGAAGATGCAGAGATTGATTTAGTAAGCTTTCTTACCCGTAGAGTAGCAGAAGTATTTGCTGAAGCTGAGGATGAAAAATTCCTTAATGATGCAAGCACTGGTATCATCAACACCGCAGACGATTGTGTTCTCAGAATTGGAAACACTAATGCTAATTCTGTAGATGATGCAGATTTTGCAGACAAACTTGCTGACTTACAAGGTGAGGTTTCTGAATCTGTAAGAAGAAGGAGTGTTTATGTTATGAGCTGGGATGTGTTCAACCACATTAGAAAGCTCAAGAGTGAAACTGAAAAACTACCTTTATTCAAAGATCTTAAAGAAGGTGGAGAGATGAGAATTCACGGTAAACCTATCGTTCTTTCAGATGTTCTTCCAGAAATGTCCGATGCTGACTCTGCTGATGAGCCAATCCTTATGTTTGGTGACTTTGAAAGAGGATGCGTACTTGGATACAAAGGAGGAATTAGAATTGACAGAGCTAC